GAAACAGAATTGATGATGGGCAAAGAAACATGCATTGAACTTCAAATCACTGACATGGAAATCAGCAAAGTAGAACAGAACAACAACTTTTCATCCGTTTTATACGGCTCACAATAAGGAATAAATCATGGCAATCCCAGCATCATTATCACTTGCAAGCCAAACCAATTCGTACGATTACGCAGCCGCTGTAACAATCAGCGATTCAACCGTTCTTCCGTTGACAAGGGGCTTGCTAGTTACGCACAGCGCCAATGGCGCCGTAGTTGTGACAATGTCTAACGGTGACAACTGCACATTCAATTGGCATGGAGCAACAACAATCATTTTTCCTATTCGATGCACAAAGGTATTGAGTACAGGAACAACTGCTGCTGCAAACTTTGTTGCTTTGTATTGACGGTACCCATATCAATTTATGGATTGATAAAGTTCTGATGTGACGAATTACGATCCGCTCGATCTCAAAGGTCAGGAACGCGACAAGGCAGACAAAGACCTGCGCGCCAAACTGACCAAAGAGAACGAGGAAACGGATTTGAAGTGGATGATGGGAAACAAGCGCGGCCGCAGAATTCTGTGGCGGCTCTTGGATCAGGCTGGCGTGTTTCGTTTGTCGTTCGACCACAACACCATGCAAATGGCGTTCAACGAAGGCACACGAAACAGTGGATTGAGAATGCTGAACATGATTCACGCGGTAGCACCAGAACTCTACCCAATAATGCTGAAGGAACAGAATGACTCAAGAATCAATGATGACCGAAGCGCCGACAACAACTAACGAAGCCGCTGTCATCACACAAGAATCTGCGAAAGCAGATGTCACTAGCACGGAGACTGGAAAGAACCAGCAAGTCTCGGATGAGACCGCTGTTGGCAGTACTGATGGCGACACTAAGGAAGTCACCAAGACCGAAGAGGTCAAGGCTGGCGCTCCTGAAAAGTACGAATTTAAGGCGCCTGAAGGCCGTAACTTCGACAACGAGGTGATCAACACATTCTCGGAAGTAGCCAAGGAATTGAATCTAACCCAGGAGTCCGCTCAGAAGGTATTGGATCGAGTCGGCCCAAAGATGGTTGAACGACAAATGGCTGAACTTGAAGCGATCCGCAAAGGTTGGATTGACTCCTCCAAGGTTGACAAAGAGTTCGGTGGCGATGCCATCGATCAGAACATGTCAACTGCAAAGAAGGCACTCGACGCATTTGGTACACCTGAACTGAAAACGCTACTAAACCAGTCTGGTCTAGGGAATCATCCTGAAGTAATCAGGTTCTTCTTTAGGGCAGGTAAATCTCTCAGTGAAGATACTTTCGTAGGCGCAACAAACGGCGCTGGCTCTGCAAAGGGTCAGCCACGCGACTTCGCTTCGCAAGCATCAGTGATGTACTCAAAACAATAACTCTAACAAAAGGACACTAAATCATGGCTACTCTCGCAACTACAAACCTTACTTTGGCTGATTGGGCGAAACGAACCGATCCAGATGGTCGCGTTCCTGTTGTCGCAGAACTTCTGTCGCAAACCAACGAAATTCTTGATGACGCTGTCTTCAAGGAAGGCAACTTGCCAACTGGTGATCGCGTTGTAATCCGTACAGGATTGCCAACCGTTTACTGGCGCGCACTGAACCAAGGCATTCCAAGCACCAAGTCAACGACTGCACAAGTTGACGAAGCGTGTGGCATGTTGGAAGCGCGTTCAGAAGTTGACAAGGATCTTGCAATGTTGAATGGCAACACGGCTCAGTTCCGCTTGTCAGAAGACACCGCGTTCTTGGAAGCAATGAATCAAACTCAAGCGACAACATTGTTTTATGGCAACCCTGCCACTGAACCAAAGTCGTTCCTTGGTTTGGCTGGTCGATACTCAACTCTTGGAAGTTCAGGCAGCGGCAATTCTCAGAATGTTTATTCTGCGGGTGGCTCTGGATCTGACAACACTTCAGTGTTCTTGGTCTGCTGGGGTGACAATACCGTGTATTGCCCATTCCCTAAGGGTTCCAAGGCTGGTCTGATCCATGAGGATCTTGGCGAGCAAACCGTGTTCAACACTGACGGCCGTATGCAAGCGTATGCAACTCGTTATCAATGGAAGAACGGTCTTGTTGTGAAAGACTGGCGTTATGTTGTTCGTATTTGCAATATCGATGTTTCAGATTTGCTTACTCAAGCAACCACGCAAACTGCTGCCGCTAGCACGAACATCATCAAATTGATGGCTCGCGCTATGTATCGCATTCCAAACATGTCAATGGGTCGTTGCGCGTTCTATATGAACCGCACCGTACACAGCGGCATGGCTTTGGCTGCTCTTGATAAGAGTCAATATGTGTTGAAGATTAATGAAGGTCTTACGCAGTTCGGTCAACCACACAGTTGGTTGTCATTCCTTGGCGTTCCACTTCGTAAGGTTGATGCCTTGCTCAACACAGAAGCCGTTGTTTCCTAATTCAAGTCTTTAAGAAAGGACAAAAAAAATGATTACTGATAATTTTCTTCGTCTGTCTGGCGATACAACAACTGGTTCAGCAACTGGTTCAGCCATTACTGTTACTGCTAATTCTACTAATGTCGTCGATCTTTCTGTTGCTCGCGATATTGGTGAAGGTGAAGATTTGTATGCACAATTTACTGTAAACACTGCATTTACTGCCGCTGGTTCTGCAACTATGACGATTGCATTGGTTGTTTCTGCTGCCGCAGCACTTACAACTCCTACAACATTGCAGACTACTACTGCAATTCCTGTTGCGACTTTAATTGCTGGTTACACTTTTGCGTTTCGTATTGATCCAGCCATTGCTTCTTTGGGTCTTCGATATCTAGGAGTGATCTACACGATTGCTACTGGCCCGATGACTGCTGGAACAATGACTTGCGATATTGTTCACGGAATTCAAGACGGTAAGAAGTTCTACGCGTCTGGTATTCCAACATTCTCTAACACTTAATTTAAGGAGTCACTTATGCCACAAGTTAAAGCAAAGACCACATGTTTCATTGACAACTCACTCCGCAATGAGGGAGATGTATTTGAATACAACGGCGCACCAAACACGAATGTCGTTCTTGTCGGAGCGGCTAACGCAGAGGTGGCGGATGAACCAAAGGTGAAACAGAAATGGTCACCAAAGGCGAAACGCGATGCTGAAGACTTGGGTTGAAATGACTCGCTAGTTACAAAGTTGCCCTAAAGCGAGGGGAGCAGTTGACCCCTGCTCTCCTCGTTTCTTATCAGGAGATCTCGCATGGCCTCAGTCGTAGATATAGCAAATCTTGCGCTCGCGCACTTGGGCGATGACGCAACCGTATCCAGCATTGATCCACCAGAAGGATCTGCTCAAGCCGAACACTGCAAGCGGTTCTACGCCATAGCGCGGGACACGCTGCTTCAACTGCATCCTTGGAACTTTGCGTCCAAGCGTATTGCGTTGGCTGAATTAACAAACACAGTCACCACTTGGGACTACTCGTACGCAATGCCGTCTGATTGTCAAACAGTCGTATCTGTGCTGGCTGATGACGCGCACGATGATTACGCTGGTCGATTGATTCCAACTGACACGCCTTACTTTCCACCTGTTGTAGTTGCTGGCTCGTACACGCCGCAGCCGTACGGCGTCGAAGTTGACACGCTTGGCAACAAGATAATCAGAACCAACCAAGAAGCCGCCGTGTTGCGATACCAGGCTTTAATTACAGATTCGACCAAGTTTGATGCTTTGTTTGTTCTGACTTTGAGTTGGCACCTTGCCAGCATGTTGGCAGGGCCGATCATCAAGGGTGACGCTGGATCAGCGGAAGCAAAGCGATGCATTCAAATGATGGCTGGATACTTGCAGACTGCAAAAGCATCTGACAGTAATCAGCGCAACATCAAGCCAGAACACATTGTCCCTTGGACGAGTGGGCGCTAAACGATGCCAACAACCCGCACATTTAACCGATCATTTGCGGGTGGTGAGTTGTCGCCAGAAATGTTTGGTCGAATCGACGATCAGAAGTTCCAGTCGGGCGCCGCCAAGTTGCGTAACTTTATTGCACTTCCGCAAGGCCCTGCTGTTAATCGTCCAGGCACATCCTTCGTGCGCGAAGTTAAGACCAGCGCCAACAAGACTCGACTGATCCCATTTACATACAGCACCACGCAAACGATGGTTCTTGAGTTTGGCAATGGCTATATCCGATTCCACACGCAAGGCACAACGCTATTGGCTGGAACTGGCGCCGCGTATAACGGAGCAACACCGTATGTAGTCGGGGCAATGGTTAGTTATTTAGGAAACAATTACTATTGCATTCTTGCATCAACAGGCAACCTGCCAACCAATACTACATATTGGTTCTTGATTTCAAGTCCTGCATACGAAATTCCAAGTCCATACTTGGAAGCGGATTTGTTTGACATTCACTATGTTCAGTCGGTAGATGTGTTGACATTGGTTCATCCAAATTATGCTCCACGCGAACTGCGAAGACTTAGCGCAACCAAGTGGACGCTTGTCAAAATTCCGTTTGTTCCATCTGTGTCAAGTCCAACTGGTGTCGCAGTCGCAGCATCCTTTGGTGAGAGATTCGACATTGTTTCTATTTCACTGGCAAATCCAGGATCTATTGTGTGTTCTTCTCAACATCAATTTGTCAAGGGTGATTCGGTGTATATCAGTAATGTTGGTGGAATGACCCAATTAACAACAGGATTTTATGTTGTGAATACTGAAGGAGCCGCCGTATTAACGGTAAAGGATTACACGACTGGCGAACCTGTAAATACGACATCATTCTCCGCATACACAAGTGGCGGGAAAATTGAATATGGAACAAAGATATTTGACATAGTAAACTCATATGTTGTCACTGCTATTGGAGCAAATGGAGTTGACGAAAGTCTTGCATCCACGAGCGCAAGCGCGACCAACAACTTGTATGTCAATGGCGCATACAACACAATCACTTGGTCGTCCGTGTCTGGCGCCATCCGATACAACATTTACAAGATTCAGTCTGGTCTGTACGGATACATTGGTCAGACGGCCGCGCTTTCATTTACCGACAACAACATTGCGCCTGACATGGGAATCACAACCCCTATCTACGACACAACATTCTATGAGAACGGAATTGTCAGTGTCCCAGTGACTAACGGTGGAACTGGGTACGGAACAACAATTACTGGTGGCTCATTCTCCGCCGTGACTATTACCAACGGCGGAACTGGGTACAATTCGCCAACGCTTACGGTGGCAGACCCAACAGGAACAGGCGCAATATTCACGGTTGGTCTTACTGGTGGAGTCATCACCACAATTGGAATTACCAACGCTGGTAGCGGATACACGGCACCAATATTTGTGTTGTCAGACAATGGACTATATTACACACCAAATCCACCACCAGACAATCCTGCTGGTACTGGCGCAATTCTTACGCCTGTATTGTCTCCTGTTGTGCGCGGCGCTGTGGTTCTTACTGTTACAGACGCGACTGGTACTGGTGCTGCTGTCAGCGCAGAAGTGACTGGCGGCGTTATCACAAAAGTAAATGTCACAAGTCCAGGCTCAAACTACACCGCTCCAGTTGTGACCGTGACTAGCGCCGCTGGTGGATCATCCGCAGCGTTTGGTACGCCTGTTTTGAGCGGATACAACTACCCTGGCGCCGTCTCGTACTTTGAGCAGCGACGAGTATTTGCAGGAACAACAAACTCGCCACAGCAATTGTGGATGACACGGTCAGGCACCGAGAGCGACATGTCATACCGATTGCCTGTCAATGACGACGACCGCATCTCATTCAAGGTTGCGGCGCGAGAAGCCAACACCATTCGGCACATTGTTCCGTTGCAACAGTTGATGCTGTTGACCAGCGCGGCTGAGTGGCGCGTGTCTCCAGTTAACAGCGATGCGATTACGCCAACCACGATCTCAGTACGGCCGCAATCTTACATTGGCGCCAACAATGTGCAGCCTTCGATTGTCAACAACAGCATGGTTTATTGTGCTGCGCGTGGCGGACACATCCGTGAACTGGGATACTCGTGGCAGTCCAACGGATATATCACAGGCGATCTGTCGCTGCGCGCCGCACACTTGTTTGACAACTACGACATTGTGGACATGTGCTACGGCAAGTCGCCTCATCCATTGCTTTGGTTTGTTTCGTCAACTGGCTTGCTGTTGGGTTTAACCTATGTGCCTGAGCAGCAGGTTGGCGCTTGGCACCAGCACGACACTGACGGCGTGTTTGAAAGTTGCGCCTGTGTCGCCGAAGGTAATGAAGACCATGTGTATGTCGTCGTAAAG